TCCTTAAAATTGGAATTGCCATGATCAATAATAATATCACCCTCCACACAAAATTGTAGTAACTCATTAATTGTGCCCTCGACTGTTTCTGCTGGTACTACCATCATGAAAATACCAGGTGCTCTTCTATCACTTGGTGTAGATCTAACTACTTGAACAAGGCTTTCCACAGAAGTGGTACATCCACTAATATAACCCTTCTCATATTGTTCTTCAGATTTTGCATAGTTGTTTCTATACCCCCATACCTCATGACCTGCTTTGATAAGACGACGGGACATTCCCTCCCCCATTCGTCCCAATCCAATGATTCCTACTTTCATAAATCCCCTCCGTTTTTTATTCCTATTATGTAACCAAGTAATATTCCACTTAACCATGCAATATAAAGATAGAGAACACTAGAAACAAAATTAAAAAATTCATTCCATTCCATCTTCATCATCCTCATAAAGTGGACAAGGTTCCTCAAAAAGATAGTTTATTCTAAGTTGTTCCGTTCTTTCTTTCAACTCCTCATAAAACTTTCTTTTTTCTTCTTCGGTCATCTATTTATTTTATTAAAGTGTGACATTTAACCAAGGAAATATGGGAGGAACTACTCCAATGAGTCGAAGAAGACCCTCAGCAAAAAGTGCAAGAACAACCCAACCAACACACATACTGATAATTCCAGCATTACGATTATGTTTTCGTATGGCATCATCAATCATCTCCTGACACTCTTCCTTGGTGACATAATGTGTGGGTTTAATTTCATCCATTCTGTGTGCCATTTAATTTCATCACTTTTTCCATTGGATCTGATTTTCCCGATACAATCGCACAGGCTCTTTTGTAGAAAAAATTATCTGTATTTCCAGATGCTTCGAAGGTCTGCTTGACTTTCACCCAATTATTATAGGTGTGTTCGTCCATAGTTCTTTAATTTGAAATACTTATTAGCTATGATAATTAGCATCTAAGTTTTGTCAAGTTTGTTAGGGTTTCCTGAAAGTGTTTAAGAAAATATAAAGAAACGGAAAGGAGAGGATTCGAACCTCCGGTGCTACTAACACGGTTGTTTTCAAGACAACTGCCATAAACCACTCGGCCACCTTTCCAAACGGAGGATGTTGGATTTGAACCAACGGATACACCTAAAGTGCATCGGGGGATTAGCAATCCCCTGCATTAAACCTAACTCTGCCAATCCTCCTATCGGACTTCAAAGTTCAATTTACGAACCTTGCGTTGTCGTCTTTGCTCCTGCCACTCAATATCTTGTTGTGACAGAACTCCCTTTTTGTTTTGAGATTGATAAGAGTTTAGCATAACAACCTGTGATAGGTCAACTGCTGAAACTCTATCACCACGAATAGTTGCCATGTTTGGGCATCCACAAGAAACCGTCTTAGTTTGATGCCCCTCCAACTCCCTACCACAGGAGCGGCATCTAATTTTTATGTTATCCATTTTATTGTTCTTAACTTCTTCAGTTTTCAGTTATTTATCCATTATGTACTCGACTGTATTAGCAACATCATCCATCGCATCTCTTAAAAGTGGTTGTTGGCCAGAATGATACTCTGATACAGCACATTTTTTAGTTTCTTCGCAGAGAGTCCATCTCCACTGCTTCATACTTTTAGAGTACCACAAATTAATTTTCATTTGGGTACTCCTTGCCAATCAAAGTATATATTTTTTGAAGTTCACGCATCATGATTATGTGTTCACTTTCCATATCACTAATTCTATATTGAAGATTTTCAATCATTTCATAAAGACTTTCATGATCTGGTTTTTCAGATGGTTTAAAAAATTCTTTGATTGCTCTTTTAAGTTTCTTTTTCATCAATCAAAAATAGGTCGCACATTATAGTTATAACGTCTCCTCACCTCTTTCATTTGTTCGGGACTATTTCCATAAAGTCCCATATTCATATAAACACAATCAAGATATCGAAGTTCCTCACGAATGGCATCCGTAGTAAATGCATCACAATAAGATAAAATTTCTTGTGGAACTTCTACCTTTTGATAATCAATATCAATATAAAAAGGAGTCATAAAAAAGGAGAGGTTTTATCCTCTCCAATATATCAAATTCACTTCAGACTGTCAACAGCAACAAGTGCTTTTTGACGAAGTTCCTCAGGCAGAGGAACATACCCAAGGGAATCAGATTTTGATTGTGCTTTCTCACTCAACATATATCGAAGAGTTTCTTTTACATCCGCATTCTTCTCATACTCCGGATATGCAAGAATCCAAGTCAAGGAGACGATAGGATAAGCATTTTCACCTGCGGGGTTAGCATCAGCACCACGCAACTGAGAGTCAAGAACAATTTTACCAAGTCCTGCGGAAGCAGTTTCAGCAGATGCTGTGACATAATTACCTGCCTTGTTTTGAAGTGCAGGTTGTTGAAGGCCACCATTCTTCACATAACCATAATTCACATAACCAAGAGCACCTTCTTGATTCTTGATGGTAGCAGCGACACCAGAGTTTCCTTTGGCACCAACACCAACAGGCCACTTCACTGCTTTACCAGTACCAACAGTTGCTTTCCACTCAGGAGAGAATGCAGACAGGGAGTTGGTGAAACCTTTAGTAGTACCGGATCCATCAGAACGATGAACAATGGTAATAGGTTTATCGGCACATCCGAATGTAGACCAGTTAGTAATCTTGCCAAGGAAGGCATCAGCAAGTTGAGTCTGAGAGATCTTAGCATCACAACCAGGATAGTTGTATGCAGGAACGATAGCACCACCAGTCATGGGGATATGAACTACCCCAAATTCAGGTTGTTTCTCATCCTTTACAGCACCATCACTGGCACCGAAGTCAACAGTTTTGGCAGTGTATTGACGGACGCCAGCACCAGAACCAACTGCTTGGTAGTTGACTTGATTGCCAGTCTCTGATGCAAAATCACTAAACCATGCTTGATAAAGTGATGCGGGGAACGTAGCACCTGCTGCATTCAGTTTGAATGGTTCTTTTACTACTGCTACTTCTTGTTTAGGAGCACAGGCAGCAAGAATGCTACCACCAACTACGATTGCTCCAGCAGTAACTGCCAGAGTCTTTTGCATGGGTTTGAGTTTCATTTATCTAATATCAGAAACGGTACTTAGTGCCAACTTCGACTTTCCAGTCGTTTTTATCATCATAATTAATAGTCTCAAACTTAGCTTTCGCAGAAAGTTGTTTGGTCAGTTTAATACCAGCACCAACTTCAGCGGCAACAAAAGTAGCTGCATCACCACCATCGGGCACAGCAGCACCACCACCAAGTTCAACATAAGGTTTGATATCACCTACCTTCCAATCATAACCAAGTCGAGCCTGATTCACTGTAGATTTGTAATTATCATCCGTTCCCTTGAATTCAGATTTGGTCATAACGTATGGACCAGCAAGGGCAGGTGCCGTCACCATAGGAATTGCCAGGGCGGCAAGAGCGATTGCTTTCATTTGAAAATACCTTTTTGTAATGTTTGCAGGATTGTCCGTTGAAGACCTTGTAATTATAACAACGTATTCAAATCTTGTCTTTAAAAAAAAGTTAACGAACAAACCTCTATATTTAATATGGGTTAATCTAAATTTAATATTTACTCAGGCACAAAAAAAGCACCCCCGTTAGGAGGTGCTGATATTTACTTAAGTGAAAATCAGAAAGAGTACTTCAGACCCAGTTTGCCACCAACGTTCAGATCTTCGAACTCTTGATCGGTAGTAGCAGCAGAGAGTTCACCATAAACACCCAGTTGATCGGTCAGACCAGCAGAAACTCCGACTTTACCAGAGAATTCGGTGGAAGACTCTGCACCGTCAGGAGAGACGATCGAAGGACCACCTTGGATGTACCATGCAGCAGAATCACCAAGACCACCTTCGTAACCTACGTGCAGATCGGTGGTAGCACCAGTGTAGTCATCACCAGCCCAACCAGCATTGGTTTCCACATTCACGTAGGGACCTGCAAAAGCAGCACCAGCGGACATGGAGAGAGCAGCAGTTGCTGCGAATACAGATTTAATCATTTTAGATACCTCGTTAAATTTACTTGCGGAATGGTTACCCGCAGATGATGGATCGGACTCGACTTGCCGATCGCAGATTTAGTATACCACACTACCGTGGTCCGGTCAACAAAACTGATGCAATTATTTGAGGCATCTTCTGTTTGTTGTAATTCGCAACATTGGAGTTACGAACAAGTATTTATACGATAAACTTTTTAGGGTTTACCGAAGCGAAATACGGGATTTGAACCCGTGACACCAACTTGGAAGGATGGGATGTTACCACTACACCAATTTCGCAGAGGTGGGAGATTACTCTCCCGGCACTTCCTTCACACAAGAGGAAGTATAAGACAAGTTTGAAATCTTGTCAAGCCCCCAGCGAGGATTTGCACCCGCGACTATCGCTTACAAGGCGATTATTTTAACTGCTAAAACTATGGGGGCAGTTAAGTTATTATAAAGGAAAATAATTATTTGTCAAGAGTTCTATGGTAGTCTTTTTTTGCCCTTTCTCTTCTCTCTATTCTACCAGCTGAGCTAGAGTGGCGTTTTAACCGTTTTCTAACAGCATTATCACTAACACCAAACATTCTACCAGTAGCAGAATAACCATTTTCAAGAACTAGTTTTTGTAACTCTTGATTACTTGGCCAGTCAGCAACTTCTCTATTTTTACGAGAGCATTTTACTGAACAGAATGTTTGAGTGATAGTTGTTAGTTTTCCACACTCTTTACAAGAGTGCTTCGGTTTTTCTGGTAAAGGTTTGTCCTTAAACCTTTCATCAAATTTTAGCACATTATCTGGAATATTAGCAATACCAGAATGAACTTCACGATGACAGTTAGAACATAAACAAACACACTTTCTAAGTTCTTCAACAAATACTTGTCTGTTTGCTACAGATGATGTTAGTGTGAAATCTTTTTGGGATGGGTCAAGGTGATGAAACTCTAATGCCTCAACACATTTATCATAACCACAAATACCACACTTACCACCAAAAGCATCAACTGCCCATCTTTTTCTTCTTTGACGAAATTGGACAACTGCTTTACCAGACATTCTAACCTCTAACTTTATTATTATTTATAATATTTTAGAGGTTAGAAACTCCCATCGTAGGTACTGCCCCTACCAATCTCTGATTAACAGTCAGGCCCGTTCGCTTGCTCGGTCGATGGGATTGTTTGCCTTTTCTTCCTTTGCGGTTTTGAAGTAGAGTTTATAATACCTCTGCTTCATCTCATCAATGAACTTCATATCCTCTTCAAATCCCATATATTTAAGGAGTTGATAAGAACCTTCAAGTTCACTGAGTAATCTTAGTATATTAACAGAGTGCCTGTCAAGTCCACCAAAATCGTATTTGCCCATAATAAGAAGTAAAAGGACAACAGGCAAGGAGGGACTCGAACCCCCGACCAACGCATTAGAAGTGCGTGGCTCTAATCCGACTGAGCTACTTGCCCTTGAGGACCTTCACATTATAAGGGATCCGAACCAACCTGTCAAGAGTGCTCACTCAGTTACAATCACCTTTTCCATAAATAATCGCATAGTCCTAGTATATAGACAAAATGAAAGCAGGTCTAATCTTTTTAGGAATGGTTTTGATGAGTACCCCTGCAATGGCAGGTGGTCTTGTTACTAAACATGCGACTAGTGTTCAGTTAACTGTAGATGCCGCAAGAACTACTGCATCTAGAATTGGTTCCTCATTCAGTATTTCTGGAAGCAATATCGATACTACTGACGGATCAACTGCTAATACAGTTTCTGCAGGAACAATTACTTCGGGTATCTATAATCCAGGAACAATTGCCGCAACACAAGATACACCCGGTTCTGCATTTTCCTTCAGCCAATCATATACTCAAGGTGATGCCGTTCCAACATCTGCTCCCACTGTAGGCACTGTTGGAAATCTGTCTACACAAACCTCTTATGCTGCTGGTGATAATACTAGTCTTGCCGGTACTGTAACCTCATCAGGTGCTCTTACAGTAACTGCAGGTTCAGCTGGTTCTAGTGCGATCGGACAATTTGTAAGTGAAATCACTGTAATTGATTGAGGTTAAATAACAGTGACTAAATTGCAAGAAGCAATCGGTTTCGGATTGGTTCTTGGGGTGATTCATGGGATAATGCAACCGGCATATAGTGTACCGGTTGTTCCCAACTTCACGCAAGGCTCAATGACAAGCCGAACAGAGACAACATCAACAATAACGGAAACCATCAATTCGATGGATTATAACACTGGATATCAATATTCTGTAACAGGATCTGGTGTGGAACATTCGGGAGAAACTATTGTTCCTAATCAATCAACTGTTTCGACAACAATAAATGGAGTGACTTCGAGATGGACTGGTTTATCAAATTCAAAACCAAACTGGAAACAAACAACACCGGGAGCAGCGTTTCAATTTACAGAAACTTACTCTGGTCCGGGTTTAAGCAATCAGACGATTATTCAAAGAGAGACGGTCATAGAAAGCGTAACAGAAACCACCTCCATTTTTTCCCAATAATTGCATTATTATTTGCCTCACCAGTCAATGCTGAAACCGTTGGTGGTGTATCGGCAACAGCAAGTCCTGTGGCAAATAGTTCAGGTTCGGTGACCAATCAGGCAATTCAGGTTTTACAAGGTCCATACATCACTAACACATACGGGAACGGAATTCAATGTCAAGGACCCACTCGCAATTTTACTCCGTATGTTACAGGAAGTATTTCTGCGGCAAAACCTTATGAACCATATTATATGGATCCAGTATATGATGTCACTGATAATTTTGGTGCCTTTGATGATGATGGCAATCCGATGGGAGATGGTGTTTTAGATAATCCTGGTGATATTTTATTTCGTAAAAAAACTAGAACAGGTCAGAAAGATAATTACAGTTTAGGTGTTGGATTCTCAATCACATGGTCAGAACCATTAGATAAAGATTTACAAAATCTATGTAAGGATGCTGCGACGACTCAAATTAAAATGCAGCAACAACTAACTGCCAATAAGAGATTAGATTTTGAATTAGCCAGACTCAAAAATTGCGGAGACTTGAAACTCAAAGGAATTACTTTCCATCCCAGAAGTCCAATGCATAAAATATGTGCGGATGTAATAGTTAATAATCCTCCTGGACACAATCATCCACATCGTCATTCTATTCCAACAGTTACTTCAAACCGCGCTGAAGATCTCGGCGTTCCTTTAAGGAAAGAATCTTCTGTTTCTTCCCAGTAATTTTTTGAACTTTCTTGATGACCTTTTTAACTGCTGGTTTAATAGTCTTCAATAATACATCAGCAACGGGTTTTGCAAGAATTGCAGAGGTCGTTGCAATCACTGCCACTGATGTTGTCATTGTGACTGAACCTGCTCCTGGAAGTCCTTCTAAAACCTGCACAGGAAGAGATAAGTCTTCTTTGACTGCAATACATTCTTTTCCTACAGTTTTATAATCAACAATTCTTTTCTTTCCACCATCACTCACGGATCCTATGGGTTCTGTGAGTGATTGTTTTTCTGTGGGACAAGGTAATTTGACTTCTTGCAGAGCCTTCGTAGGAACGGCATCCAGAGGCATCTCTGGGGTTTCTGGTTCCTCGTATGGTGGAGGTTTAACTACTGGTGTCTGTAAATGATCCTCCGGTTCAAAGTTCATAGGATTATATGAAGGAACACCCGCATCACAAAATGTCAATGTTCCTTTTGGATCATCATTCACCAAGTTATCATTTCTTGGATTATTAGTGCTATGTGCTTCTACACATCCAGGAATATCAACAATAGGAATTCCAATCTGAACTGTCACTGGGACAATAGGTGGAATTGCATGAGGTGGTTCTCTAAACCAAGTATTCACATCCGGAATAGAAATTTCCGAAATGTTAATATTTTTAATTTCCATCAATCATCTAACAAATCATGAAAAAATTTTCCAATGGAATTGAAAATATGAAAGAAGAAAACATATAAAAAGAATTTTTGATCTGCTTCCTTATTCCTACTTGACCTTTTCCTATGAGTTGATGTTGCCATAATAATTAATTAACACATCAGCCCTATTTAGGGGAGAGGTATTGCAGGTCCGGTTGTCATGGGTACTGATGGTGCAGGAGTTGCCATTGGAATTTCTGGTCCTGTCATTTCTGGAAGTTTTGGCATCGCAGCATCTAACATACCAGGAAGTGCTCCAGAAATTGCTTCCACTGCAGCTTCAGCAACTTTTTCTCTTGCTTCTTCAATCATTACATCTGCATTTTTATACAGATAAACACCACCACCAATGACGGCAAGTGATGTAAGTCCAGAAAGAAGTGCGATTACATTAATTACTTTTTGCATTTTGGTAATTGCGGTTGTCCAATACTAGCATTTTTATTTCCAACTGCCATCATTCCGGCAGTCAATAATAAAATAAATCCAAAAACATATAATGTAGGAATCATTCCACTAAAGTGCCATGAGCACGACGAATTTCACGAAGTTCTTCAAAGTTCTTTTGCTTAGTTCCACCATCAATCATACAAACCTACCATTTTCATCTCTTGCAATATTTAGACCTTTACGTTGCTTATTTCTCTCTGCAAGGTCTGGACGCTTTCTTCCTTTATTTTTTCTTCCACCTGCTTTTATTTTTTCCTTTTCTTCTTCAGTCCATACTTTATTTCTATTTCTTTCTGCCAGTGCGGGGTTCTTCTGCAGTCCTTTCTTCCCTTTATTCCAAGGAACTCTACCTTTAGTAGCACCACCTCTCTTACCACTTTCACTTAATACTTGTGATATTACCTCTTCCTTCTTTATCATCCCAGAAAGGGCTTCGTAAGCAATCCTATCATATTCATTTCCGTGCTCTTCATAAAGTTTCTTATGTGCCTCTGCGTGTTCCTCAACAGTCAACTCTATAAGATTAGAAGGGTCGTCAGTTCCTCCCATATGTTTAGGAATAATATGGTGGATATGCTTCATAGCAGCAAATATAACTACTATTATTTATACCACCATACCCCCACGCATACATAAAACTTTACATTACTCTACAAGAGTGCCGTGCTGTCTGCGGATTTCTCTCAACTGCTCAAAATCTTTACACTTTGTGCCCCCTGAGTAACTCCACGCATATCCTTCGGTAATCATTGCTTCGTTGAGTGAGACTTCTGCATCCCCAATGTATAACCACCCCAAAAGACGACCATATTTTCCAACCCCACCAACAAGCTCAGTGCGAATAACAAGATCATCTTCTCCTTCAATCGCACCTTCCAGTTTATCTTTAAGCCAGTTGGTTGCATCATAACCTAGTGCCTTCTCTTCATCATCTTTTGTTCTCTTTTCAGGCGTATCAACTCCTGCAACTCTAACTCTTTCTTTCTTGTATAGATCAAACCCAAGATCAATGGTGACATCAATAGTATCGCCATCAACAACACGATTAATCTCTACTACTCGAAAGTTGTAACAACTCTTCCTGCTCGGTGGAATCATTGCTCCCATTTCCCATCTCCTGATATGATGTATTCATTATTGTATATATGTAATATCCAACACCGACAAGGAGTATTATCATGCACCAGACAATACTCCATGTCACATCATTCACATCATTCAGTGGTTTTAGGAATAAGTTCATTTATTATTCAACTTTTTCTTTTTTATCTACTTCTTTTTTGGGAGTTTCTTCATCTTTTTTCTTTGCAGGTTGAACCCCGAAAGTAGCTAAAGTCCCAGTAAACACACTTGCGATAAAAGTCGGATCGATATTTTTCTGCGGGACACCAGGAATCGTTACATAATTAAGTGTAAGAATTGCTGCAGACCACGATAAAATAACAACACGCACTAGAGCAGACAGACCTTCGTCTGCCCAGTCAAATTTATTTTCCTTTTTGGCATCCTCTTTCTTAGTCAGGTTTGAATCTGTCATTTAAAAAAGAGTGAGGCTCAGTTATTTATGGTGTGAGTAAATCTACTGTAATGTTTGTATGTTGTATTTGATTAAATTTTTGACAGAGAACACTACTTGATTCATGTTCCCATTTATGATATGTTTTCTTTAATTGTTGACTGTAATCAGGACTGTCGCATGTTTGCATTTCCGTTGCGACGATTGTCTTGATTAAGACATCTCTTGTTAAATTGGACATGTTTAAACTTTGTTTTCCGACAGAGAGTTCACCATTATAACACTTAAAGAGTTTCGCAGGACTCTCCTCGGTTGGTTGTTTCCTATTGGAATGTTATTATTTAGACAAATACCCTTCTTCTACCAGATACTTACGGGTCAAAGGTGTAGGTTCATAAACCTCCCACATATTGCCATTTGCACAAGCAGCAAGTGCTTTTTGTGTCATTCCTTCAGTTCTACCTGCCCACATTGCTTCTGCTTCCCAGGGCACTGCAGACTTTGGATATGTTCTTTCAGTCATCTCACGCCACAATGGAGGAACATCTTCTTCGGGTTTGATAATAGCAATCAAACTATTGTCAATCGTTCCTGCCATACAGTCTTGTGCCGCGTGCCATCCTTCATGACGCATCACGGACATAAGAACACCAGGACGACGCATATAAGTTTTATTCAGAAAAAAGTTATTACTGACCGTGTGATAGACACCACGATGGCCAGGGGGGAAATACCTTTCATCTGCTAAAAACACCTCAACTCCGATCTGGTCAAGAGAAACGAGCATGTTGTTGAACTCGTCAGCAATGAAATTATAATCAGAATCGGGATAGTGATTAGAAATATCGTTGATACTAAAGATTCTTTGGACATCTTCGGTGCATTCTCGGAGTAACATGCAACCCATAGCGTCCATTGTATAGAATCCTTTAGTTAGTTTTTCTTCACCCGCAATTGCAGGAGAAGCAGCAAGAATCATAGCAAGAATAAATTTTTTCATAGGTAATATGCTTCGTAGTATTTAATAATCCCAGAAGTAGTTATATTACCTTGAGAGACCCAATCATGGGCACACTCATACATGGATTGATTACTATACTTCGGAACAGCACCGTTCATTTGGTGCCCATACTTAGTGAGAAGAACGTTCAGTGCTTTTTCACGAAGTTCAAGTTTCTTCTCACTATATCTCCAGTCTTCTTTACCCGTTGCGAAACTGATTGTATCCATTACCAGAGCACCACCCACCAGGACCTTCTTGGAAGTTTTCAGAACCACCTTGCGTTTCACCAACAGTAGTCCAGTTCTTAGTTGCCATTTCGTACATTACTTGGTGAATGTTGTTAGGCTCTCTAACTTCATTAGTTTCTTCAATCTCTTTTTTTCTTTGGTCTTCTTTAATTTTAGATTCT